GTTGGGCTCCATCTGCAAATCTACTGCCTCTACAAGTCATATGATAAACAAATCCTTCCCATGTTTGGATAAACTTAATCCCATTTAAATGAAACCGATTAAATATATCTGTGTCTTCTTTTGATTGAGGAGCAAATATAGGATCATGACCTCCTATTTGCTGAAAGTCTTTTTTCCAAAATGCCCAAGGTGCAAATATACCTTCTGTTGTTTCTTTAGCCATTCGAGCGTTAGAAATAAATTCTAGTAATTCATCTTCATTAAATTCCTCAGGTTCAATCCCAAAATCTTGTAATACTTTTTCTGGTCCATCAGGATGTAATGGTGGTTCAATTCTAGTAAGTGATACTATTGTTTTTTCTTTTAGTTGTTCTTCAATAGCATCTAAAGCACCAGGACATAAGTACATATCTGCATGGTAAATCATACAAATATCACTTGTAGCTACTTCATTTACTAAGGTATCATACAATATAGTATGACCTAATCTAGTTGGTCCTTCGTTTCTAATTGCTTTGAAATGAGGATCTTTTTCCATTCTTTCTTGACACCATTCCCAAGTACCATCTTTATCACTAAAATCATCTGCTACACAAATTTCTACTTCGTGATTGCCTTGATTTTTTCTTATTGAATTATAAGACCATTTAAGATATTTTAAGTTGTTCCTTGACGGTTGTATTAAACTGATTTTCATGATAATGTTCTTTATATTTTTCTTTTGCTATATTACTACAATATAAATAAAATTTATTGTCTTTCCTAAGTTTATTTGCTATTTCTTTTGCTTTTATTATATCTCCATCTTTTACTGTACATTCTGGATGGCATAATTCTTGTGTATCTAATCCTTCATATCCAATACATGGTATTCCTAAAAATGCACAATTCAAAGCAAATGTTCCAGCTGCATGAGTTCTCATTAAATGAACTCCATATTTAGATTTATTTAGTTGTTTTATCCAATCAACCCAATCCATATATGGAAGATGATTCAACCCAGGCAACCCTTCTTCACCTTTAATTTTTCTACCCATACTAGGAATAAAAATTCCAGTGCCAAACTCTTGTGCTACCATATATGAATCAAATCCACCATACCAATGACAAAAATTGCCACCTATCATTACGGACTCTCGCTGCACTACTGGTAAATTATTAATTAAATCTTCAATCATTAATGTTGGCATTAATCTACATTCTTTATCTGTTAATCCTTTATAATATGATATATCAGATTTATTATGAACGTACAACCAATCCATTTCCATTAAAATATTAAAAAACCAAATTTGATGATCTAATGAATAATCTTGAAAATACCAATGTGGTCCTTCTTGCATATATGCAATTTTATCACAACAAGCCCGTAAACTTTCTATTAAGGGATATTGTGATAACATGTCTATATTTTTTTTAGGTATAGTGACTATTCCTAAATCATATTTTTCAGTTATATTATGTATAGAATTTATTGGATAATGTGTTGCATCTAAAACACACATCCACGCAGAGTCATTTCTCATTGCTTTGAATTCTCTAGGAATTTTTCCAGACCAACCACCTTCAGTAAACCATGCTATTTTCATTCAATTAATTTTTTAAGTTCGTCAGCTGACATTTTTTCTGCAGTTAATGAAGAATGTTCGTGTTTAAGATTATCTTTAGATAACTGAGGCGTATTAAAAATAAATACATAGTTACCATTTACTTTAGTATAGGGTAATTCTTTTTTACTTATAAGAGTTTCATTTAATTTTTCTCCAGGTCTAAGACCTACTATATTAGGAGACTTATCTGATATTACGTGAGCTAAATCTAACATATTTACTGTTTTCATTATATTAGACAATATAAAAGATTCATTTACTATATAAGCCTGTTGATATGCTTTAAAAATTAAATCAGCTGATGCATCTGTTGAAAACATTAATCTGTTCATAGAAGTAGAAGTTAATTTAAGTGGTAAATCTTGTTTGGCTAAATTTTTCCAAAAGGGAATTACAGAACCATTACTTTTAGCAACATTGGCAAATCTAGTACAAACAAATTTTGTCTCTTTATTGCTATGTTCCATAAACATACGTTCCATTATACGCTTTGTATAACCATATATATTATCTGGATCGCATGCTTTATCAGTACTTATTCCAATTGTCAACGGAATCTTGGCTCTAATACTAGCCTTTATAACATTATAACTTCCATTAACGTTTATTTCTACTGCAGATGTAGGATTCTCTTCTGCTAAATTTACATGTTTTAATGCTGCAGCGTGTATAACAATATCTGGCTGAACTTGTTCAAATACATTAATTAATCTTGTTAAATCACAAACATCTCCTATAAAATTTTCTACTAATGGATAGTTTTGTTTTAATTTAGCAATATGAGTTTCATTTCTGCTATAATTATAAAACTTAAATGTATCATAATATTTTTTGATAAACGCAGTACCTACCGTACCAGATCCGCCAGTTATCAATATTCGCTTCATAATTAATAATAATATTTTTTATTCATTTAACCAAATTATTTAGCTACGATATGCCATTAAATTTTTATAATCTATCTGTAGATCTGGATAAAATTTTGGTTGAATAAATCTAAATATATCTTGATCTTGCGAACCAATTGGATAATTTATAGGATTGCTATTTAAATAATTTTTATATTCGCCCATTGTTACTCCATGTGGCTGTATATATTTTATAGCTTCTTCAAAAAACTTTTTTATAAATTTTGTTTTACCTATATATACTCCGCTATTCATATATCGTTTATTACTGTTTGGAATAGTATCAGCCCATTGTTTTATATCCGTCATACAATTATATCCGTCTGTAGAATGAGTAGACATAAATAACATTTCGCAATTAAATGTTTTAAATATATTTATGACTTCTTGTGGATCATCTTTAAATATAACATCTATTGCATCACAATACATAAGATATTCAGTTTCACATTCACCAGATTGTAAATAATTATGTATATTTTCTATTTTAAATGTATTCCTCCATGGAAGTCGATCATCTCTAAGTATTACTAAATCGTCAATACCTAAATAGTTTAAACTGCTTTCTAATATTGAAGTTTTGTTATATCCAGACAAAGATGGTATTATTCTATCATCCATATCTCCAGAATTTCGACATGTTAATATTGTTAAATTTTCTGGTTTTATAAATACATTTTCATATATTTTTTGTTGTTTTATATAATTAAAAGCATTTTTAACTATATGTCGATCATGTATAATAGGCTGTGTTATCATAATGTTATTTCTGCTATACTAGTTCTACCTGAACCAGTAAGGTATTTCATTTTAAAAACTTGTTGATTAAATTTTTTATTAAAGTCGTTTAATGTATTAATATTAATTCTTGGATGATTTGGACTACCACCTTCTATTATAATTTTAGATCCAGTTTTAATTTTGTTGTTTATGAATTTATTTTCTATAAGAATTTTATATAAACTATCCCATGTATTATCTATGTCTATATATAATAAATCAAAATCAATTGGAGATTCTATATATGTTGAAAACACATTACCTTCAGTAAATGTTATTATATCTCGAAGGCCTCTCTTTAAAATTCTATCATAGGCTGACTCAGTTGCATATTTTTCATAACCAAAACATGGATAATATTTAGTTGAACTTATTATGTCATAGCTATGTACTTTTCCTATAGGATTCACTTGTTGCAGAGCCAAAGCCATTGCAGCTGTAACTGCTCCAGATCCATGTCCTAATTCAACTATAGTATTAGGCTTATGTTGAATTACAAAATTATACATTAATTTTTCAATTTCTTGATATCTATGCATTGCTACAAAATTTACATCTTCAATCATTTATAAAACTTTTATATTGTAAAATTGTTCAAATTCCTGTGCATCCTTTTTTGTGTTAACCATTGGCTGTCCTTTAATATTTAAACTAGTATTTAATAACATTGGACAACCTGTTTTATCATAAAATAATTTTAATAAAGCATAAAACCCCGGATTATCTTTTTTAGATACTGTTTGAACTCTACTTGTGTTATCTACATGACATATTGCAGGATATTTATCAGGATATTTACATGTTGCTGTATATTGCATATATGGAACTTTATTAATAGGCATATCAAAAATTTCATGAGCAAATTCTTCCATAATTGCTGGAGCAAATGGTCTAAATTTTTGTCTTCGTTTTATTTCGTTAACTTTATCTTTTATTTTACTACCTCGCGGATCTGCTAATAAACTTCGATTACCTAATGCCCTAGGGCCGAATTCAGCTGGACCATTAGCTATTCCAATTATTTCTCCTTTAATTAATAAGTCGCATGCTGTTTTTACTGGATACTCGCCTTTAATGTTAGATCCTAAAAATGCAGTTTTCCATGTTATATGTTTTCCATATATAGCAGCCGCAGCTCCTAATGAAGAACCGGCATCTCCTGGGTTTGGCATTATCCATGTATTATTATAATATTTAGGAAGTATTTTTCCATTAGCAACACAATTTAAAGCACACCCACCCATATAAACCAAACTATCTATATTAGGTAATATTTTTTTAGTATGATTAATAATTCGATCTAATATATGTTCTGTTAACGTTTGCGTGCTAGCTGCTACATCCCAATTTTTCCATTTATCACAATACGATCCTAAACCTTTATGTAAATTATAGTTTAATTTTAATAATTTAGTTGTATCAAATAAATCAGATTCTATTTGTTTCCAATGATTATCTTTACCCCACGCAGACATACCCATTAGTATATATTCTTCTTCACATGGTTTTAAATTAATTGCCTGTGTTGCAGCTGAATAAAATAATCCAAGTGAGTGTGGATATTTTATACTATATATTTTTTTAATATTATTACCCTTACCATGCCATATTGTTAAAACATCCCATTCTCCAATTCCATCTATTACTAATATAGCTGCTTCTTTATATGGGGAGGTATAATATCCTGCCGCTGCATGACTTAAATGGTGATCAACATATTCAATTTTATAATCTTTAAACCATTTATTTAAATAGTTTTTAGGTAAATTTTTAAGGTTAAATACTTCACTGTATTGTCCAGCATATAGTTGTCTTGATTTTTTTATCCATGGACGCTCATAATATACTATTTTATCAGGTTTTCCATAACTCAACGCTTCATTAATTATAGCATCATTAAGATACATATCGTTTTTAATTCTACTGTATCGTTCTGAATGAGCTGCAAATACAATATTACCATTGTCTATGACTGAAACAGCTGCATCGTGATTAAGACAATTAATTCCTAGTATTCTCATAATTTTACTTGTAAATAAATGGATCTTTTACATTCATTTTTTTCATTTTCTTTTTGAATTTTCTGCGACGAATTCGTGTCTTTATAAAATTCAATATTTGTTTTAAAATTTTCATATCGTTTTAAAATATTTATTAATTAACTTTAAAGCTGCCATATCCGCAGTTTTATTTGGATGGGGGTCTTTAATTATAACATTCGTTGGAGCAATTATATTCCAATAACGTCTTAAAATTGTAGTACCATTTAAAGGATTGTTTTTATGATAATATTCCCAAAATTCTTCATCTAAACATTCTTCTTCGTCTAAACCATATCCGGATTTTCCTTCATATGATAAATACAAATGTTTTAAATTATTAGATTTTAAAAAAGTTAACATGTTATTATCTGCATCATCACTAAAATTATATGGATGCCTTAACGGATATCCACCTACATTATATAAAAAAAATACAACATTATCATGTAATTTATTTATTTCTATTATAGTTTGTTTATATTTGTTAAGTAGTTCTGTTGCCGCAGTTTCCTCTCCATTCGTTTTAATTTGTTCAATAAAATTATAAAATCTTTGTGTAGTATCGTTAGATTTTATTATATCCCTAATAGGAGTAGGAAGTTGAATTACAATACCATCATAATTGTTTAAATTTTTAGATTGTAAATAATCTTGTATATACCAAAGGCCTCTTCCACCAAATGATGCATATTCATAATTTGTATTGTATTTATGCATTTTTTGTACCCAACTACAACCAGTAATAAGAATATTTTTCATATAAATTTCTCAATTTTATTAATTACATATAATATCTGTTCATCAGTTAATTCTTCATGAAATGGAATACTAGCAGTTTGTTTTGATAGTTTCGATGAATTAGGACAATTATCTGTTAGCCAAGGACTATACACTTCGTTTTCATGTAAAGCATCATAATGAATACCACATGTAATACCTTTCCCATTCATATATTTTATAAATTTTTTGTTATCATTTACTTTTATTCTATATAAATGATCACTTGTATTATTATACCCTAACTCACTATTATAAAAGTCTCTAATTTTCTTTAATTTTCTTTTTTTATAATCTAATAACTTTAAATTTTCATTAGCAATATAACATTGAATGGAGTTCATATACATTTTATAACCTGGAAATTTAATTTTTCTATCCCAATTATTGTGAGAATAAGACATACCGTTCATAGTTGCTTCTTTAAACCATTTAATTTTTTCTTCGTCATTGGAAACAATAATTCCTCCATCCGAGCTTCCTATAGGTTTAGTAGGATAAAAACTAAATATCATTAAATCTGCATCATTAGCTTCTTTATTAAATTGATTCAAATCTACTTTTTGGGCTGAGTCTATAATTTTATAATCTTCAAATTCATGTAATATATAAGAATCTCCTACCCATTCAGTATCATCAGTAAAATTTATTTTATTTCCGGAGGTTAAAACTGCGTTACATACTACTGGGGGTATCATGCTAGGAACATTTACTGTAATATTTTTGTTTAACATTGATAAAAATATTGCATTTGTAGCACTATTAACCGTGCATGAATATTTTGCACCTACATATTCTCGAAAATTATGTTCAAATTCACTAACTATGTTGCCGTGTAGATAATGTGTAAACTTACTAGTATCTACATTATAATTTGGTATGTTAAATAAATTAATCATTTTTAAAAATTACACCATTTAATTCTAAAATATTTACATTGTTATTTTTACAAACTTCGCGAGCTCTGTTTTTTAAATATAAAAACAATTCTTGATCATTTAAAACATTAGTATATAGATCTTCTGCATCTAACATAATATATTTAATTGGATTATTTTTTAAGATTGTATCTAAATTTACAACTCCTTTCCATGTTTCTATTTTTGGAACAAAACTAACATGACTTGGTATTGTATCAATAATCATTTGTGTTTCTGAATTAGTTTGTATATTGGAAACGGCAAAATATTTAATATTTTTATATTTTTGCATTGCGTTTAATGCATCTGGTATATGTAATGTAGGTACAGGTGGTTTAGTTCTGCCTTTTGGATAATCTAGAAATATATCATGTGGTACTTTAAGATATTTGTCTAGTTCAGTCTGATTTTTTACATGTGCCATGTTTATTCTAATAACTACATCATTTAATGAGTTAAACTGAGACATTTCTGTTAAATGATTTGAAATAAGAATCATGATTTTAATTGTTTCCTTATATTTGTTGCTGATATTTGTTTTATATCAATGGGAGGTTCGTGTTCTATTATATCATACCCAACAGTTCTTCCATAATTTACAGAATCTATAGGAGGTATTATTATAACAATAACTTTACCTTGATCTATTAAGTCTTTTAATTTATTTTTTATATTTGCATAAACTTCCTCAGTAGTAAATGGATTTTTTTCTGGTTCTATTTCATGTATATCCATTATAGCTATACAAATCTTTTTACCCAATTTTAACCGTTGATCAATTAACCATCTATGGCCATCATGAAATGGTTGATATCTTCCTATAAATAATGAATGCCTTGTTTTAAAATTCATAATCAAATAATTCTAAGTCTCGTTTATAATATGTCGACACAATTTCTATTAATTCGTTTGTATAATAATCTCTGTAATTTTTAACTCCAGGTCCATGTCTTGAATTCATATGAATTAAATGTTTATCAAGTTTTAATTTATCTGCAATATAATTCCAATCTTCTTGTAGATTTTCATATTTACCTACAAAATCAACAAAGCTGTTATCTCTTGAAAATTCTGTATAATAATGTAATGGTAAAAAATGTTCATTTGTTAAAGTTCCATTTTTATTTAACCAACTTAATCCTGTAGTATTTTTTATAAATTCGTCAAACGTTGTGTGTTCATACATACCTTCTTTATTATATCGAAATGCATTCCAATTGGAAACCAATCTATCATATGGATTTCTAACAAACGTAAATGTAAAATAATTTTTTTCTCTATCAGTGTCTGTAATATTCCAAAACTTGCTAGAATAGTTATTATTAACTTCATGTCTATCATGTACTGAATGCATTGCATGTTTCCATATAGAAGTTCCTGCAGTTCTTCCTGGCTTCAGATAAATAAATTTTGATGATTCAGAATACATAACAGATACAGCATGCGGTCCTAATGTATTGTTCTTAATATGATTTTGAAAATTATAACTCATTACTATATTTAATATATAAATAAATATTGTATATTCAAATAGTTTATGATTATTTTAATAAGTTTTTCATTTTTGTAATATCCATAGAAGAATCCTTTCCCATACCAACATCTGTTATATTTTTAAGATATATTTTTTCTATATTAATATTGTCTTTTTTTACAAATTCATATGGAGACATCGAATCTCCTCCTACATTTATTACGCCAAATTTATCAATAAGTTTTATTATTATGTCTGCAGCATCATCCATATACATATATGATTTTTTTATATCTGCTAATGCTTTAGGATGAGGAAATGGTTTTTGACATAATGCCATTCTTAATATTAAAGAGTTTTTATATAAATTAACAGCACACTCTCCACCTAATTTTGACCACGCATATTCATTAACTGGAAATAATGCATCTGTTTCTGAATAATTACCAGTTGTACATGGATATACATAATCTGTTGAAATATATACTAATTTAATATTATATTTCATGCATGATAATACCATATTTGATGTTCCTATTATATTAGCCTGAATACTAATATTAGGTGACTCGATATGTTTAATCATAGGCCGAGTTAATGCTCCAGCATGAATAATTGTATCCGGTTGGTGTGTTTTAATTGCAGTTTCTATTTCATTAATATAACATACATTTAACACATCTTTTGACAATAAAACTATTTCATGAGTATTTGTATTGTGAAGTATTTCTTGAGCTAATTTACCTGAGCCGCCTGTTACTAATATTTTCATTTTAAATTTTTTAATTTACGTAATGTTCGTATAATATTATCTCTAATATTTTCGTCTGACTCAAAACCTATATCTTTTATTTTTTTATCACTTACTTGATATGAAAACTGATTTAATAATGGAGTATCAATTAAATTTAATGTAACTGGTGTTATTTCTGAAATATATTCAACTATCTCATCTAGTTTACAATTATTAGTTAATATGTTATATGTTTCATTCCAATATGTTTCATTGTATTTTTTCGTAAAAAACATTATAGATTTTATTGCATCTTTAAGGCCTAAATATGGTCGGTATTGATCATAATTTTGTTTCCAAATTGTTAATGGGATATTTAATGAAGCTTCATAACAAAATTTATTTACTGCAGTATGAAATCTCATTCCAGAGCTAGTTCCAAATATAGTTCCAAATCTTAATATAACATAATTATCACAATGTTGTTTTAAATATTGTTCAATTTGTATTTTTGATTCAGCATATGGACTTTGCGGATTCAAAAAGCTATCATCATTTTCATGAACAATATCAGTAGCTACTCCATATACACTTGTAGAAGATGGAAATATAAATTTACAGTTTGATTGTTTACATTTGTCTATAAAATCTTTAGTTTGATTGTAATTTATTTTTTCAACTACATCTTTATTTTTAAATGACCCAGCTGCGTTGGTTATTGCTGCTAAATGAATAACTATATCAATATTTGCTAAATCGTGTACTGTTAAATCTTTAATATCTTTTTCTACAAATTTAATTGGATTTGGTAAATCAAATAAAGAGCAATATCTTTGTGTTAGTAAATTATCTACAACGGTAATACTATGTTCAGTTGTAATATTAGATCTAATTAATTCTGATCCGATATGGCCACAACCTCCTGTTATTAATATATTCATATACCTTTTATATTTTTAAATTCATCAAAATCATGTATATAATCTAAAGGTTCATATTTCATGTTAGATAATACTAATAAAACTGCATCAGAAGTTAAATATACCTGTTCATCCCATATCATTTCTGGTATGTATAATGCTTGTTGTGGAGACTCTAATAAATATTTTTGTTTTTTAATGCCATCATGAACTAAAACTTCTACTTTTCCATTAACACATATTAAAACTTGTTTTGTTTTATAATGTGCATGTTTTCCTCGATCATTTTGATCTTTAACACCATAAACATAAAAAACTCGTTTTATATTAAACGGAACATCATGATTAGACTCAATTGGAACTAAATTTCCATCTGGTTCTACCATAGTTCGAGTGTTAAAAAATTTAACATCATTAATTGTTATTTGTTTTCTGCTTGCCATATTTCTTTAAAATCACCTGGTTTTGCTCGTAATTCATCAGCAGGATTATATTTTTCTGTTAAATAATACATTAGTATCGAGCCCGGTTCTAATGCTTTATATCCATGATATATGCCTGGTGGTATTTTTAATATTTTAGGATTTTTATCTGATAAATATTCAAATTTAGCTCCTTCTTCGTGTGTTGCTAAACCTACCTTGAAAGATCCTTTTATACAACACCAATAATCTATTTGTATATTATGTTTGTGCCATGCTACTACATGATCTGTAGAATTAACATATGAAATATTAATTTGCCCAGGACCTAATTCTTCAAATACATTTAAATAACGCTGAGCTCTGTCATCTTCATTATATTGTATTGGGTGTAAACTATAATTCATATTATACAACCTGAACTACCGGGACATGTGTTATAAACTTGCCACCTTGATTTAAATAGGTATTTTCTTTTTTTGTTATTTCTTTAATAAAATTCCATGCACCTAAATAAGCATAGTCGACAGAGTCATCAAATCCATTATCTGGTGAAACAATTGGAATATGCACGCCTGGAGATAATTTTCCTTGTTTCTCTGGAGTAGTATCTGTGATATATTGTATTAAATCAGTGCCGATACCACAATAATTAAATATCGTTGTTGATTTTGAAGTAGCACCATAACTTATTACTTTTTTATTCTCTGCTTTGCATTGAGTTAATAATCTTAGCAGATCTTCTTTTGATTGTTTTACTTTTTCTGCAAATCTAACAAATGTTTCAAATTTATCTAAACCTAATATACGTTCATATGATTTATTCTTTTCTACAGATGGATCAATTAATCCATTACCTTTTTTCATAGCATATATCCTATTAGAACCACCATGTACTGTTAGATTTTCTACTTGAATTATCTCTAATCCATTTCGTTTTAATATATTATCTAATGCAATCACTGAAAATATATGTGGATGTTCATCATATATTTGATCATATGAATTATTATTAATCATTCCTGCTAATGACGGATCTTCAAATATAAAAACACCATTATCTGTTAGTAAATTTTCTACGGCTTTAAATGTATCATCTAGATCTGGAATATGACAAATACAATTAGCAGAAAATATAATATCTTGATATCCGTGTTTTTCTTTTATTGTATCTGACAAATCAGTAGTCCAAAAATTAGGATATGTTGTATAACCTAAATCTTGAGTTTCTATTGCAAAGTTTTTACATGGTTCTACTGCTACAACATTTTTAGGATTCCAATTTTTTATGAAAACACCATCATTACTTCCAATTTCTAATATTTTACAATCAGCCGGCAATGATTTGCTTAGTTGTTTAAAATGATCTCTCATAGTAGCAGACATCGAACCTCTGTATGCATAATTTTCATTAAACATTAATGGAGCGTCTACATAAAGCATTTGCGTTACTAATTTAGTTTCATCATCAAATCCTACCTGTAAATCAAAGAAGAATTCATCTTTAATTTCACTTTTATATAGAAATCCATTTGCTATAGGCTGTTTACCTAAATCTAAAAACTGTTTTTTCATTTAATTTCCTTATTTTTAAATAATATATCTTTTTGAAGAATTACGTCGTCATCTACATGTTCTCCAATTGTAGCTATATTTTCAAAGCCAATATTTTCCATAAAATTAATAACGTCTAATTCTAAAGGAGCTCCAAGATTATATTCAGTAACAGCTACTTCTAATATAATATATGAAGATTTTTTGCATATTCCAAGGCCGCCTTTTATTATATCTAATTCAGATCCCTGAGTATCCATTTTTATTAAATCAAATTTAGAATTATCATCAAATAAAACATCTAATGTTTGTAGTTTTTTTGGTATTTCTAATACTAGTTGAGGAATATCCCAATATGCAGATTCTTTATAATATGATGCACCCTCTGTATGAGGTTTATCTGATCTTGTATAAAATGTTACATCTCGTTCTGAATCTCCTAGTACTGCAATAGTATATCGATCATCATTATTCATTGTTAATTGATTTAATTGGTATGAATGACAATCATTAGCTTCCAGCATCCATACAAATGAATCTGGCCATACATTTTTTACCCAACCATAAAATTGACCGGTATGTGCTCCTATATCTAAAATTGTTTCAGGATTAAATCCTAATTTATTTTTAAGATATTCTAATTTCATTGATTCTCCTAATCTATACATTATATTCTCCTTGTAAATTTTTTAATACTTCAATTTCGTTACAAACTTGTTTTATTTGATCATATGCCCTACCGTGTCCTTTTGCTGGATTAACACCCCATGGTTTATGAATTGCAAATGGTGCTTCCATATTTAATGGTGCAATATAACCACAATCTATAGAAAATGTTATAACCTGTTTAACAGTAGGATGTTTTTCTATACACGCACTTACAAAATAGTCTTCACAAGTATTTCCTCCGCTTGCTACATATGGTTCCCATTTATTTCTTATAATATCAAGCATAAATTGTTTTTTTCTAATTGAAACTCCACCATTCATTACTACTGGGTATTGTTCATTTAAATCATATAATTTATTGCCCCAATAACCTCCAATATAATCAAAATCAAGAAAATCATCTACTTTGTATTTAGAATTTGGACATAACATGGAATCACACTCAAAATACAATATAATATCTCCATTAACCGAACTCCAAAATTGTTCAGATAACATTATTTCACTTGAAGCTTCTTGTGTTACGCTTTCTATATTAAGATTGGTAAAACTTATTTTTTCTTTGATTGATGTTAATAAATTATTAGATTCTATAATATTATTGATATATTGTAAATTATTTAATCCGTGAAATATTTGCAAATTCCAATCAGGTGGAAGAATGGTCATAACATTATTCAAAACAAATTCTAATGCTTTGTGTTTTCTTGTTTCTACTATAACAGCTGTTTTTTTCATATTATTTTTTACTTAATAAAATTCCATGATCTCTAAAATATAGATAATCAATATTTGTATTTAAAAAACAATTAATTGCATGTTTTGGAGTTTCAACTATTGGCTCTCTATCATTAAAACTAGTGTTCAATAAGATTGGAACTCCTGTTTTTTCTTTAAATTTTTTGATAAAATTATAATACCACGGATTATCTTCTTGTTTGACTGTTTGTAATCTCGCTGTTCCATCATGATGTACAACAGCTGGGACTTGTTTTATTTTGTCTGGTTTAAATGGTATTGCAAAACTCATATATGGACTGTCTACATCGTTTATAAACCAATTGGTTACTTCTTCTCGCAATATAGATGGGGCAAATGGCCGGAACCATTGTCGATGTTTTACTTTTTCATTAACAATATCTTTAATTTCAGGATATCTAGGATCAGCTAAAATACTACGATTTCCTAACGCACGCTTACCAGACTCTGAACCTCCACCAAATATAGATATAATTTTTTTATCAATTATTTCATTTATAACATATTCGTCATCTACTTTGTTAATTACTAGTTTATCAGAATATTCATTAATTGTATTGTCAATTATATCTTTACTATATGTCTGTCCCAAATATGGCGTATGATTTTTAGGATTATTGTAAATTCTAGGATTGTCATGTATATGATGCCAAATATATCTACATGAGCCAATTGTTAGACCAGCGTCATGAGGTATTGGATCACAGAAAATATTAATACCAGGAAACCAATTTAACATTTTACCCATAGCAACACAATTTAAACTTACACCACCGGATAAACAAATATTTTCTGGTTTATATTTTTCTATGTATGGTGTTAATATATCGTATAATACTGTTTCTGTTTCTTTTTGCAATGCAGCAGCAATATCAAATTTATTTTGTTCACTCTTATTTGCTTCTTCAGCTAAAAAATTAATATCATAAGGTCCCCAATTTTTAGTAAGACGTGCATCTTTTAAATTTCTAAAATATTTTAAATATTTATCTGGATTTCCAAATGCAGCCATCCCCATCACAGTTCCTTCTTCTCCGCGCTTTACTGGATTTCTATTTAAACCAAAAATGTGATATGTACAGGTATCCCAATATAAACCTATATTAATATTTCCGCGATCAAACATATGTATTGGTTCTATTTTATTATCAATACCATTCCATATAGTAAAACTAGTTACAATACTACCGGGAGCTGTATGATCGTCTAAATCTTTCCATTGTACTTCTTGACCGTTTAAAAAATCAACGCCTCCTCCGTCTATAGTTACTACTAATGCATTTTTATATGGACTAGTATAAAATGCATTGGCTGCGTGAGCTTGATGATGTCCTGAAATATACATTTTAGATTTTGGACAACGATTATTTACTTTAGATAATGAATCAGTATATTTTGTAATATTTCCAGTTCTATGAGTTGTATGATATGTAAAATCAGTCATTGTTTCGTTTTCTAAAAACAATTTAATAGAATCGCCTTTACATCCTTTTTCACGATTAAATCTTTCTAATTCATTATGAACACTAGGTAATCCGTTATCTAAAATACCATATGCTGCGTCATGTCCATTACTAAAACCTATTATTTTCATTTGTTATAACTTTTTTTGAATAAATGCTAAACTAGTTGGCCAACTATAATCTTTATAATTATGAACACATGTTTCGATGTTACACGATTCAATATTATTTTTTATATATGTCATTGTATTTTCGTCAATATAATTAGTTTCTGAATATTGTTGTTCATTTGTATTTTTAAAACTTTTTAATAAATCAGTAGTAATTGTATCGCCATTTGCTATAGTTTTTCGGCCATATAACATATCCCATTGACCACTACATGTATGCAAATCTTCTATAACATACAAGCCTCCAGGCTTTAATGCTTTGAATAAAACTTTAAGTGAAATTTGATGTTGTCTCATAGTATGTCCACCATCATCAATTATAATATCAAAGTCATTACCATGTTGACTCAAAAAATCGTTTAAATCTGTTTCATTTTCTTGATCTCCATCAAATGATATAAATCTATCTCGATATGGATTAGTTTGCATTGATTTGGTAAATTGTTCACATACTTGTCGGTGCCTAGGATGTGATGAGCTATAAAAACTATCCATGCCATATACTGTTGCATTTGGAAAATATTCTAGCCACATTTTTTGTGAATCTCCTAGAGCTATTCCAATTTCTAATATTTTTATTGTGCTATCTTTTAATGAATTAAATTTTGATTCATAGTGTGGCATATAGCCTAGTTCGTATTTATCAGCATTATATTTTTCTGATAAGTTAATTAATTGTCCCATATATTTTACTTTATTATTGAGTGAATCTCATAACCTGTTTCCCGATCTGGTTTTCCGTTATGTCGATATAAAAAATTATTAAAATTAGTAATCTTATATAATAGATTATTATTTTCTAAGTGTTGTTGTAATAATTGTTCATGGCCTACTAAATCAACAGTAGGACAATAATTTGTAGTTTTAATATTGTTATTATATGAATTTAAAACTTTATCAATTTTAAGATATAAATCTGAATAAATATCTATATTTTTACTAGAACCTATAGCAAATTGGTCATTGAATCCATAGTTATGTTCGCAATCGTTTGGAACATATATACAATTATTATCGTATTCATTGAATTTTATTAATTTATCAAAACCAAAATCAAACCGAATTCGAATAACCCAATCATATTTAAAGTTATTTTCTAATTCATATTGTTTTTTTAATTCATTGCATTTATATATACTATACATTCCGCTATGTATATTAAATGCATTTGAATACCGAGTTTTTCTTTTTAATAAATTTTCACTAACCTTAAAATCAACTTGACTTTCTAAATTTATTTTTTTTACGTTATATTTTTTATATAACATATCAATCCATGTATTGTCTATAGGTTCGCTAACTACGTCATTTAATTTAGCTGCATTTGATTTTGTGAATAATGTTTTAGATGAATTACTATCCCACCATGCATGAACAAAAACGTCAAATTCGTCTATAACATTATGTAATAATATTTTAATACCTCGCTCAACATTTCTAGGCTGACCAGAAATACATACTGCAATTTTCATATTAATCCTTATATCTGTCTATATAATCGCTACATATTGCATAACAATCATTAATATTGCCATTATAACCTAATTCTGGTAATACGCATATACTATTATAGTATAATAATTTATTTGGATAAGTCCAAATAAACCTATTAGATGTTATAGTATAATTGTCGTCTTGATGCCAAAAATATTTAAAGTTGTGTGGCTGTTCATTAAACCATCCTAATGCTTCTATATTTTTACAATGCAACCATAAGCTGTCTGATCGTTTTTTTAGCCATTCTAATGTAACTTCATAATCCGGATTATCATGTCCTAAGAAAAAAACACCCCAAGACTCTATCCTAATATCAATCTCAACATCGTACCCCTGTTGTATTGCATGATCAATATAATCTGGATGATTTTCTTCTTCAGTAGGCCCAGTTGTGTTTCCTCTATGTGATATCAATTTCATTTATAGTTATCTATATAATATTTTAAATCTTCTGGAGTTCCTAGTCCCCACATTTTATTTACATTAAATGTTCTTATTTGTTTTTTGTCTTGTATAGCTTGATTAAAAACTGGACAAACATAGAATTCGTTATTGACTCGTATGTTAGATTCTATCATTTGCTCAGCATACTTTACAAAATCTGAGCCATGTTTCCAATAGTAATATCCTACAGTTGCAATATCTGATATTGGATTCTTTTCAGCTACCTCAGTCACTAATCCTTTTTCATTAATCTTTGCAAAGCTCCATTTAGGGTGTGTTGCGGTAAACGACACAATACCTCCATCAGCATCAGTTTCATTCATCTTATACATAAATTCATTCGAATCCCATTCTACAAATTGATCTGAGTTAGCAAAGAATAGCGGATCGTCGCTATTAATGTAGTCTTTAGCTAACAACGCTGTGCATGCTGCTCCTTCTGTCATATCATCAACTTCAACTACTTTACAATTTGGAGTAATTAAATTTAACAAAGTATCTAAATTATATTGTTCTCTGTGACTTTTTTGTACTACAAATATGAAATTAGCATCAATGTTTAAGTTTTCAACAACAAGCTGTATCATAGGTTTACCTTTTACTTCAATCAAAGGTTTTGGAAATGTATACCCGGCTTTCTGAAATCTGCTTCCAGCACCAGCCATTGGAATTAGAACATTTAACTTTTTATCTACCCATTTTGGTTCGTCTGTGGATTCTCCCATATCTATTTCTTTTATCTTTTTGTTTATATTATCATATATAACTTCTATTGGATTTTTAACTCTTAATATATGTGAGTTAGATCGAGATGCTGCTAGTAAACCATATGGCGAGTCTTCAACAATTAATGTTTCATTTGGTAAACAACTCATCATTGATATGGCTTTCCAATACATTTCTGGATGTGGTTTAGAATTCTTTACATCTTCATTAGATATCACAAGATCCATATATTCCATTATTCCTAAGTTAGATAGCACTGTTAGTACAGTCTTTCTAATAGAGTTAGAACACACTGCAATCTTATATCCTTCATCAACAAGCTGTCTCATACATTGACATAGTTGAGGTGATCGTTTTAATTTTTTAAGAGCTGTTAAGGTGTATTGTTGTTTTTTAATCCAAACCTCTTCATGTTTGCTTCGTGGTAAATTTTTTAAGTTGCTTAACTTGTTTAACTTTTCATTTGTTTTCAATCCATCATACATTGATAAATGTTCATCCCAGCTTATATGATAGTTAAGTCCTAGAGCCTTGTTTAACGAATCATAATGTATGTTTTTAGCTTCTACTAAAACACCATCTAAATCAAATATAATCAGTTTAATCATAGTCTAGATTCCAAATAATAATCTTGTACCGCGGTATGACCTACATGTAAAATAATTTCATCTCCACAACCAACATAGCCGCCGCCAACTCCCCATTGTTTTGGCATCGAATATGGATAAACACCAGTATTCCATGCTGCTCTAGACATTTGTAAAGGAGCTCTTCTTGGATTTGTTTCCATTAATCTACAAAATTCAGTTAGCCATTTTCTGGCTCGTGGATCTTTTGTATTAAAACTTGTCCACCACAAATCATATGTTAATAAATTACCATTACTAGCATCTTCTCCAATATGATAATCACCATCATTTCCTCTAGTATGTATTGCATCTATTTTTACCAATTGACGTTCATTAGTTGGAACACAAACACCAAATTTTTTAGTTATAGGAATTATACTTTGTATTTGATCTGATACAAATAATAAATCGGAATCCATAGAAATTGCAATATCTGCAGTCGAATTAAGTAGCCCATATGCTTGATAGTAATCACAACAATGCCAACCCCATCTTGGGTTATTTTTTGAAAATGGACTTTGTTCAATATTAATAAGTTTTACTTGTATATCTGGATATTGATCTACCAAATCTGTTTGATCTGTATATAATGTTAATTTAGCATGCGGAAAATATTGTTTTACTGTACTATATGTTGGATCTAATCTTCCCATAGAATTAACCCAATTCTGATTTGCATTACTTCTAGGTCCAAATTCAGCAAATATTATTTCTATATCCATTATGACCGCTTTTTTATTATTTGTTTTATTGTATTTGTAGTGCTATAATCATGATCTCTATTATTGAATATAACAGATATATCCAAATCATCTCCCGTATATGGCTTATCTTTATGATCTGCGCCTATAATTCTAACATCTATATTTGATTGATTTTGTTTTAGATAATTATATAAATCTTCTTCGCCGCCATATAAAAATGCTTTGTTTACATATTTGCAAGATGATACCATAAATAAACGTTCTTCTGGTGTCCATATGGGTTCATTTTTATAACGACCGTCAGGCTGAGGTGTTTTTATTTTATATGCATTAACTGCAACTAATAAAAAATCACAATATCTTGTGCATTCTTCTAACATCATAACATGTCCTGGATGCATAATATCAAAATACCCACTAGTAAATCCTATTATTTTTTTCATATCCAATTTTGTTGTTTTAATAAGTTTTGCAAATTAGAAACATAATTTTCTCCTGCGTTATTATTGCTAACTAATCCACGTTCTCCTTCTATACAATATTTACTAACTCTTTTTGTATTAGATAACCATCTAGTTTTTTCTACTAATTCTAAATCTCCTAGTCCGGAGTATAAAAAGTCTCTAAATGTACCTGCGTGAGTATTCCATGCTTTTATTCCGTCATATCCAACACTATTAGTTTTTCCATTTCTATTAACAATACCTAAACCACCATCTTCATACATATTAAATTTATTATCTGGTAATAAATCTATTAATTCTTTTTTATAAAAACTAAAAGATCCACGCGGTGTAAACGCTTTTGGAATATCTTCAGAATACCCATTATCTAAAAAATACCAATCATTTTTATTGTCTACTATTTCAATATTAAACTGATCTCTATTAATTCGTGTTTGTTTTATAGGTTTATATAGTTTAGTATTTATATTTGTAATATCCAAGAAAATTTCATCAGATAGTATAAAATTGTCATCATGTGTTATAAGAATAATATCATATTGTTTATAATCATATTTATTGCTCCATTGATTAAAAACTTCCATATCTCCTATAGTATTTTCTTCTAACATAAATTTCCAGCCATATGATTCAATTTGATCTTTTGTTATAATCTGTTCATACATAAGTTTATCTAATTGTTGTAAAAAATTTACAGGATCGGCTGATCTTATATTATCTTTTTCTGTTATAGTATTATTATCAGTTGGCATTCTGTGTGCTATACAAAAATAATCAATATCCCATCCGTCTGGAATTTGCTGTTTTGCCATTTTTTCATAAAAATGCGAACTAAAGTGCCAACCAGTAGCTAATACTAATATTTTTTTTATTTGTTCCATAATTCGTTGTAAATTCGTTGCATCCAATATGATCTGTCTCTATTTAATTCATTTGCAGGTATTGCATTAAACTGATAAACCCAACCTGAATTGTATAAATTTGTTAAATCATCTTTCCACCAACATTTATTTGTTAAATACAATAAATTTTTTCTAGCTAAATCCATTAATCCATATTCTCTTGATAATAAATTTAGTTCTACATTAAATTCTTTCCGCATACAATTCATCAATGATATATCACTTCCAGTTAATAGTGTGTCATATGATTTTATAATTTGTTCTTTGTTTTTGTTATAAAATTCAATAACTTTATTAAAAAATTCTTTGTGTGTTTTATTAATTATAACAAAACCGGTCATAAAAAATTCATATGTTGGAATACAAAATTCTTTATTAAAAAACATTTTAGAATATCCACTTATTGCTCTATTCACCCATTCATAATCGCCATCTGTTAATACGCTGGTAAATTTGTGATTTGTTAATTCAAAGAAATTAGGACAATCTGGATGAACTATAGAATCTGCATCTACTACTAATACTTGATCGTAATCTATATTATTATGTTCTAATATTTCTAATACATACCACCGTTGCCATGTTATTAACATTTCAGATTCTGGTAATAAAAGATCTGACATTACGTATAATTCACAATTATTTTTATCGCACCATTTTTTCCATGAATCGATGCCATATTCATATCCATTATGTCTTCCAGCATGTCCTATACTTGAAGATTTAGTGATTGCATGATCTCTTTTTATATATGGTATAAAAACTATATTTTTCATTTTTTTCCTGTGTGTCCTGTATGATCAAAAAATTCATTATTTCTAAGATCGCCATCTATATAGTTAAATTTTAAATTTTGTTTCCATGCAACATAATTAAAACTTAATTGATCTCGTTTACTATTATACTTAACTTCATTCCACCATTTTTCCATTGCATTAATAACATCAGATTCATTATGTCGCCGTATAATTATACCACCTTTAATTAAACCATTATTTTGTGGATATTTATCTGCATAATATCGTTGAATCTGTTTATTTATTACATTAGGATTATCTTTATAATTTTTAGTACCCCTTTCTGGACTTCGTTTCATATTAATTTCGCCTAATTGAAAAATTGCAGATGCTTCTTGATATATACAGTTTCTAGAATCAATTGTAGTGTTTTGATGATTAAAAAAAGCTATATTTGAATCTGATAAATATTTATCTACTAATACATTAATATCACCTATAATTCTAAAGTTTCCATCTATCCAAATACTATATTCATAATTAGATAGATATCTATGTGGTAATAATTTAAACTTCTTAGCATTTCTATTGCTATCTTCATATAAAGGTAAACTATTATTTTCTGAAAAACATTTAAAGTCCCAATCATTAGGAACTGTTAATTCCTGCCTATCATCAAATCCACCAAAAATTGAAGTATAAACTATTTTATTATTCATAAGTATGTTTCCCCTTTTACAAAATTATGACCTAATACTGATTGTCGCTGTACTTCATAAACATCAGAATATCTAACTACACAATGATTAGTTCCACACTGATTTCCAATATTTATTTTAGCTTTAGATTTGATATAAAGTTGAATGCGTAAATCTATATTACGAACATCTAATACACTATCTACAAAATCAAATCCTAATTCATTTAAAGGTTTATAAGTCCAACAAAAATACGGCATTATATTATTATTAAGTAGTTTAGATATTTTTTCATGATCATTTTTGTATGTTTTTTCATCATGTTTACCATATTGTGTTCCAAATCTATCTGATATTAACAAACACCCAAATTCTTTTTTATTTTTAACATACTCTTTAATTATCTGATCACCTAATTGTTGTTCTTCTTTTGAAAAATATAATTCAGGCTGAGAATCTTCATATTCAGATATATCAAATTGCCAAAATTTTAATATTTGTTCTACCAATGGAATATTCGGATTATTATCGTCATATATTCTATAATGATCATGAAAAACTTCGCCTGATAATTTATCTATATAACCATCTATATATGGATTATTATTAAAAATTACTTCTACATTTTTAAAAATATTATTCCATGGATTCCAATTAGGCTGTGTCTTTATGAATAGTTCTTGTAATAATTTTGTAGATGGTAAATATACTTTACAATTTGGATATTTTTGTTTTAATAATCTAGGCATTGCTGATAAGATTCCCCAATCACCAATACCATGGCACGTTCTCATAATTACAAAGTTTTGTGAATCCAAATAATCATCTGGTATATACAATGCGTCAGAAGAGTCAAATCCAAGTTTTTCTACTTCTTTAACTTCGTATATATTATTATCTATTATTCTCCAAAAAATCATAGTGTATTGTAATATTCATTTTGCATTTCTTGGCGTTTAATAGTTTTTTCGTGTATTAAACACCATTCTTTATCTGTAGGTAAATGTGACATAGTTTTGTAACCTTCTAATACTTCATGTACTTTATTTTTCCATTTTATATTTGCATTATTTTTATATATTCTCCATTGATAATCAGGAAAATTTACCCAACCATTGTTATCTAATCTCCACCCCCACTGATCAATATGTTGTTGAGTAAGTCCTTTTACTGTATTAATTCTTGGAACTAATAATACGTCTACGTCGTTTTGCTGTAAAACTTGTGGTAAAATATTAAAAATATATTCATTTGGTATTTCGTCTGCATCAATTTGGTATATATAATCGCCTGTGCATAATGATGTCAAATAATTTTTCATTTTAGAAAAATTTCCATCAAATTTATATGGATAGAAATGAGCTCCTGTGCTTTTTATAAATTGCTCTACTTCTACAGAACCATTATTAGAATCAAATAATATTATTATTTCATCTTCATCTCGCATATTATCTAACAAAAAACTAAATAATCGTTTTAGTTCTATTAATTCATTACATACAGTAACAGCGTAACTTATTTTCATATTTTATGCTTTTTGCAGTTTAGGTAATTTTAATTTAGGTAATTCTTGTTTTGCTGACTTTAATTTAGGTAATTGCAATTGTACTTGTTGCGGAAGACCATTGGTTTGTTCTTCAATTATATTAATAATATTATCATATATTTTTGATATTGCTTTTTTTGTAAAATTAGTCCTAACATAATATCTTTGACGTTTAGCTAATTCACTCCATTTTTTGTAATTGTTAATAACATCTTCAAACATTTTTCCAGCATATGTATAATCTACAGTAAACCATTTAGCTTCTTTAATTAAAAATTCATTTTTAGCAGAATCATGTATGTTTGTTAATTGACCAGGTAACGCACATATAAAATCATTTTTTAGAAAATCTACCGGGCCTGAGTAGTATGGGCATATAATAGGCTTTCCGCATGCAGCAAACTCTAATAGAGGCCGACCGAATCCTTCTGCTTTTGTAAATGATACCATTGCCTTAATCTTAGAATGATTGTATAATGCATTCATCTCTTTATTAGTTAAATCTCCATGCAAAATATAAACAGATGGTAATTTTGTGTTTGGAAACATATCTTGTATTTGATTAATTTTGTCTTCAATATCCATTCGATCTGTTATTGAATATGTAGCTCCGCTTGATTTTAATATTAAAGCTGGAGTATTTTTTTTGTTTTTAAATGTATTAAAAAAACAATGAATTAACCCTCCAATGTTTTTTCGATCTTCTCCTATAGATCCCTGTAACCAATGTCCTACACATAAAAACGCAGATGATTCTTTTACTTCTTGATCTATTACAGAAATAGTTGTGGTAACATTTTTATTGTCATATGTCATATCATCAAAATATTCAGATACAACTTGTAAATTTGTTGTAATTGTTTTATTATGTTTTTCTGCAGTTTTTTCAAAAATTTCTTTGGTAAATGTACTAGGAACTATAGTAATTTGCATTTTATTAATATGATCAATCCATTCTACTGGACATATATCTCCTTCAGTTCCGGCTGTGACTCCAATATTATATTTTCCAATTGCTTGAAATTCAGTTGGTACTGTTATCTGAACCCAAATATCTGGTTGAGCTTTTAATGGAAGTGGTATTATTCGTTGCATCCATTCTGGTGGTATTGGATATGTAAGTGGTGTATGACCCCATGGCATTGACAATAATTTAATGTCCCATTCTTGAGATTTTTTCTCAAAAAGATTACTAATAACTTCTCTTGCATGATGTCCGTAGCCGCTTTGTGTGGCTACTGGTGATGATATAACTACTGTTCGCATACGATTCCTGTTTTTTGATATTGTTTTTTTGTAACTTTATTTAAAGTATATCTTAATCTTGGTTGTTTTGGCATTTCAAATAAATGATTAATCATTTTTATCATTTTTTCTCCCATTTGCTTTGATGTTAATCCATTATCTAAACAAAAACTTCTGCCTTCTTGTCCGCATTCATTTCTGATATTTTGTGGCGTTTCCCACCACTGCATCATAGCAGTTGCTACATCTTCAAATTTTACTCTATCATCAAAAATATATGGTGTTGCTGGCGATCCTTGTAGTGATCTATTGCTCGGAAATACTGGAATTACCCATCGACCATGTTTTTTATACTTACCAGTATGATTTGTAGAAAATTCTCCATTAAATCTAAGCCAATTTCCAGTTTCATCTAAAAATCCACATTGATCCTGCAATCCGCCGGTTACATTATTAATAATAGGAGTTCCTGCTAACATTGATTCGGTACTACTAAGACCCCAACCTTCATTGGATGCAATATTAACAACTACATCTGCAACATTATACATTGCATTAAGTTCTGCAGAAGATAATTTACTTTCAGAAAATAATATTTTACAATTAGGTGCGATCACTTTATGTACTGCACGTATGTCTGTTCCGTTATTATCTGACGGAACGGTGTGCATTAATAATGCAACTCTTGATTGATCTTCTTTTGGTAATTTATCTACAAATGTTTTAAATGCTAAAACTAAATCTCCTGGAGACTTTCTTCTAATATTTCTATTATTCCAAAATAATATAAAATCAACATTATTTTTCTTTTTAATATCATCGTATAACTTTATATACAACGGATCATTTTTATCTAATGGTTTAAATATATTATGATCCAATCCATGAGGAACATATCCAGTAACTACAGTATTTGAATGTTTAAATGAATTTTTTTGTTTTGCATCGTCATAATCTATAACTTTAAAATTATTTTGTTTCAGAACCTCTCTATGAATATTATCAGATTGCTTACTAATACCCATAATTAAATCACAACTTCCATAAAATGGAGCATTCCACATCGGATATGGTAAATCATCCCAAATAGAATAATAAATTATAGGTATTCCAAATGTTGTTTTAACTTCATGTTCTAACGCATATAACCATGTCCAATATCTAGGATCGGTAAAATGAAAAATTGCATCTGGTTTTTCTTGATTTAATAATGCAAATAAAACATTTCTATCTCCATATCCTGTCCATGGAACTATTTTTACAGATGCATCTAGAATTCCAGTTTGTCTTGCAACATCACTAGATACATCTACACCTTTTCCGTGTTCTGGATGTTTTAAAGCTGCGCCTAGCTGAACCCAATCATATTCTTTTACTGTACTAAGTATAATTTCTTTACTAATTGTACCAATACCAGATGGCAGTCTAAAATCATCTGATAATAATAAAATTTTCTTTTTTTTGTTTTTTATTTGTGATTGATTATTATCAATTTTTCTTAATTTTGGTAGTTGCATTTATAACCTTTTTTTAAAACTTTTTATATAAATATTAACCTAAAATAACTACAGGTTTTTTTAATTTCTTTATATTACTAAATGCAGTTTTTAATACTGGATCTAATGTTTCTTCATTATTCATAATAATCATATAATCACAATTCTGTGCTAATAATTTCATGCGATGATGTAATTGACTAAAATGATATTGTTTTCCATAATATGTTTTAGGCATAGCAGAATATAGATTATATCCTGAAAATGATGGATTATATTCTTGATAATTTAATCCAAACTCTAATGTATATTTTCTAATCATACTATTAGCCCCCTCTTTACCTCCAGCTCCTAATATAATAACAGCATCTGCAAATCGATGTTTTAATTCTGTTAATGTTTGTTGAACTTTTCTTCGATTTTGCCAATTGGTATTTCCTAATACTGCTACATGTTTCATTCTCGAATTCTCTCTTTTTTTGGACAATTAACATCATCTGTTTTAAATGGACACCATTTACAGTGTTTACTACCTTTGCCGGCAATTGCTAAATAAGTAGAATCTGGTTTTTTATTTCCATCTTTATCAAAACAATTAGATATAAATGTATCTATACTTTTTTGTACTTTTTTTTGGGTAACAGTTCCAGCTGCAGGACGATGAATTTGTATTCGTTTTTGAGGAAACATTGAATTTTCAATTAACTTTCGTTTAACAATAAAAAATTCTACATCTATATTTTCTTTAGGTATCCCAAATTGTTTAGAAAAATAATTTTTATATGCAATTAATTGAGCAGATTTAATATTATCTGCTTTTTGCCATTTATTCCAACCCATTCGGCTAGTTTTTATATCATAAATCGTTATGCTATTAGTAGGAATATGTCGTACAACTAAATCTATAAATCCATACCAAAATACATTAGGGTTATCTACAGATGCTTGAGAGCATAGTTCAACCTCTATTCCTACTAATTCATAATTTTTAGTAGAAAAATATTGAGATCGTTTTTTCTTAAACCAATCTAATATCGCAATACCATCTTCTAAATATTCTGTTAATTCATCAGGATTAGAAAAATGTTCTCCATTATTTTTTTCTACAGACTCAATATATTCTTTACGTAAATTGTTAATTAACATAGTAGATAAATCTAATTTATCTGCTTGTTTAACTGAATCTGTATATAATACAGTTAGATAGTCTTGAAGTGTTTCATGAAATGCAGTACCAAAACTTAAATTAATTCCATAATTAAATGGAGCTAATCCGTCTATGTATGATAATTTCCATTGTTTAGGACATTTTTCATACATAGACCATTGTGAATATGATATACGTCTTGGTACTTGTGTTGCATCCCTTAAGGATAACTTATAAACTGGATTAATATAATTGCCGCTTTTCATTATTTATATAATAATAAATTTTACAATAATATCCAATTATTTTATACCTTTTAATAAACGTTTTTTGTCTGTAATAGAATAACCATATAAAGTTAAAATATGATCACATTTTTCTTTGTTCATTAAATTAATGTAGTCTGTTACTTCTGATTGACTTGTTTGATAATGTTCAGCAAATTGTTTAATTAATTCTTTATTATACTTATCTGCAGATTTGCCTTTTATATATTTTGC